GCGATCCACCGCTCAAGCGTCGCTTGAAGCTCTGCCGACAGCCGCGCAAGCTGGTCCGGCGTCATCTGATAGATGGTCCTGGCCGGCGCCGTTGCGACATCGTTGCCGGTCAGGATCGGGATTCCGTCGAATAGCCTGACGACATCCCGCTTGAGCCCGACAAATCGGCGCCGTATTTCTGCCATGGCCCGGCGCATGATGCCGGCCGTACCTGTGCGGTCCTGCGTATCGCTTGGGATGATCGGCGATGCCGCCGGACGTGCGTTCACTTGACGGCGCGTAGGCCAGCAGGATCGTCCGGAGGATCGGCGAGATCATCGTCCATCAGGTCGCCAGGATCCGGCATTCCGTCCCCCGCGCGCTGCTCATAGTCCATCACGGCGCGCAGTTCGTTGGCGTCGAATAGCGGCTCTGTCAGGCCTGCGTCAAACGCCTGTTTCATGGCGGACGTGAGCGACGTGAGCACCTTGGCCTTCTCTGCGTCGCCAGGGGTATCCAGCGGCTCCCACTCGACTTCAAACTCGCCGGCCGCAATGATCCCGGCAGCCTGCATGCGCCGGACGAATTCCTCGATCATCGGCGTTAGCTCGACCTCGCGGCGGGCCTTGCAGCGCGCGTGCATGTCTGCCATGTCCTGATCGCTGGCAAGCCTTCCCGTCTGCTGGCCGAAGAGGACGGTATACGGGATTCGGACGGATGCCGCAAAGAGGTTCGCGGCAACCGTGAAAGCCGGCTCTGGGTCTGACTGCGTGGTCTGGAGCGTGGATGCTTCGCCGCCCTGGAGAACAATGCTTGCGTCAATGTTTTTGTTTAACGCCTGCGTCTGGTCTTCGATGACCTGGCGCACCGTCTTCGTGCCGACGCTGCCGTCAGCGTTCTGTGTGATGACCTGGGGCGATGCCTGCGGGTCGAACTTGACCACGAGATGTCGGGCGGAGTTTTTCAGGTAGCTTTCTGCGCTGCCGCCCGTGACCTTCTCAATATCGACCAGCGAATTGAAACCAGCCCGCAGCAGCGGAACGCCGTCCAGAAAATCACCTACAGACCCTTCGGCAAGGATCTGAATCCGGCTCGGGTGCACGTCCACCCACTGATCAGGAGCGCCCTGCGTGTCAGTTTCGGCCTGCCGCCTCATGCGGTATTGCCACATTGTCGGCTTGCCGAAGTCCTCGGATTCCGTGTCGCTGTTCCACGACTGCACGCGGATCTGGTCCTCATAGACCGGAATCAGGTCAACCAGCTCGGTTGCGCGGACCAGCGGCTCACGCAACGCCCGGCCGTCACGGACCCGGTAAATCAGGCCAGCAAACCGCCCGATCATGTTGCGGCGGTCGAAATCGCGCAGCTTGGCCCAGCCGCGGACCTTGCGCATGACGGCCTCGACAGCCTCTTCCCACGGCGTTTCTTCGTCGGCGTCCGGCTCTTTGATGCGAGGATTGTCGCGCCAGCACGTATCTAGGATGCGGTGCACGGCCCCATGAGCAGCGCCGCCGCGCTCATAAGCCTTCCAGAAGTCGGCAAACGTGAGCGTCTCACGGTATCCAAACTGCGTCCATGCGGCCGGGCGCTTGGCGTCCAGAGACCCATACGCCTCCAAGAGCGACGTGCGAGCCCGCACCACGTCATCGACGTTGACGACAGGCGACGCGGAATGCACCGCCAGGGCTCGAGATCGGCGCTTGGGCATGGTGGCCATGCTACGGACCTCAGGCGAAGACGCCGACCGGCGGGCCGATGAGCTCGTTGAATCCTCGCGATGCCGCGTCGACCTGGTCATCGTGCATGCCGTTCGGGAACAGCCGCAGCTCTTCGATGAAATCGTGATTCCACGCGCCGCGCAGCATCAGGACGTTCCCGCCATTGACCTGCGATGCAAGCGGCCGAGCGCGGACGATCTTGTCGCCACTCTCCAGGCTCGTGCGCACGTCATGCCCGGCCAGCAGAGACGTTAGTGCTACAGCCTGCGACTTGCCGGCTTGTCCAGGGTCCTGCGGCAAGCTCTGCGCGACACACCCGCGGCCATCCGCGTCTGCGGTTGCCTTGATGTACTGGTCGCGCTTGTGCGTGCCGTACTGCGCCCGCCGAACGTCGGCGATCACATATCGGCCATCACTCAGGCGGCCCAGCTTGGCAGCGGCTGTCCAGTCCCCTGCCCCTTCTGTCGCCGCCAGGTCCCACCCGCGCGCCCACTGCACGACACCGGCCGGCAATGCGTCGACGATGCTGATGAGGTCGGGCTGGAACTCCCCGCCGGTTGGAGGCGCTGGGCGCTGCTGCAGCTGCCCGGCCACGGCATATGGCCCCATGACCTTCTTGTCGCGGTCGACCACCTCGCGCGGGAATCGGGCCGGGAATAGAAGCTCGCCCTGTTCCTTGCGCGGATCCACGAACCCGATGCTTGTGGCCTTGCGCGGACCTTCGTACTCCATCGGTAGGCACAGGTGGTCATAGCCAAGATCCTGCGCCAGGATGTAGCCCGAGACATCGCGCTCGCTCAGGCGCTGCATGATGACGATGATCGCCGAGAGCTCCGGGCTGTTCAGGCGTGTCGGCAGCGTCTCGCGAAAGATGCGGTTGGCCTCCTCCAGGCGCGCGTCCGAGTGCGCATCTTCGACGCTATGAGGATCATCCCAGGTCACGCGGTCGCCGCGCCGGCCTGTCATCGACCTGACCGGGCATGACTGACGCCAGCCGGTCGATGCATTCTCGAAATAAGTTTTCGCGTTCTGGTCCCCGACCATGGACAGCGGCCAACGCTCTTGGAACCAATCCGACTGCACCAGTCGCCGCATGCGCACGGCGTCACGGGTGGCAAGGCCTTCCTCGTGGCTGGCGCCGATGAATCGCATGGCAGGTTGCCCAAGCGGTCCCCACTCCCATGCCGGCCAGAAAACGCCGGTCGCCATGGACTTCATGGTTCCGGGCGGCACGTTGATGAGTAGCCGCTTGATCTGACCGCGCGACACGGCCGTCAGGTGGTCGGCAATCGCATCCATGTGCCAGCCGTGCACATACGGCTGCCCAGGCTCCAGAACCGGCCACGCAGCCCTTATGAAGTCGATGAAGCTCCGCGCGTACAGCTCACGCTCGCACGCCAGGATGTCCTCGTGCGTCAGGTCAGGCAGCTGCATTGCGCGCGGCAACGATCTCCCGGAGCGTCTCCGTGCTCAGCTTGGCAGCAGGCAGGGCCGCAGGCTTGGGCTGCTCCGTGTTCACCTTGACGACCGTTTCCTTGTTCGCCGCCAGCAGGTTCAGCGCGATGGCCGCCGAGTCGTTGGCCAGCTTCGACAGCACACCAACGCCGCGCAGCGCCTCCAGGCTCTGCAGCGGGTCGGCGTCATCCACCTTCGCGACCTCTGAGTTTGCCAGCGCGTTCAGCCTGTAGGCGGTCTTCGCGCCCAGGTCCGCAGCACTCGACAAGCTGTCCGAGATGCTGCGCAGCTTCTCGGCCAAGCTGATGGCCACCGGCCGGTGCGCCGGCGGGAGTGCCTCAAGCGCAGCGTTCGCTTCCGCGAGTTTGTGCGCAGTAAGTTGCACTTGTGAACTTTGCGAACCTATGCTGTGAACTTTGCCGAAACGCTTGATGATGGCATTCGCGGAGACGCCGAACTCCCGGCCAAGCGAGCGGGCCGTCTCGCCCTCGATCAGGCGGCGCTCGATGATTCCCCACTGCTCGGGCGTGAGCTTTGACGGCCTGGGCATCAGACCACCTCCCCATCAATCTGCCGCAGTTTGTCGCTGCGGGTCTTCTTCCACCCGATATGCCGGCCCTTCGGCGGCTTCTGCCTTGCGCGCCTGGCCCGCTCTGCCTCATGCCACTCTGGCGTGTCTTGCACGGCTATGCGCTCGCAGCGGACGGCGGATCCGTCTCGCACGACCCTGGTGCGGACGGATGGCTCGGCGGCCTGGCTGAGGCGGACGGAGCGGATGGAGGCTGAGGCGAGCTCCCACACAGACCGCGGCGCACGCACCTCTGGGCGAGGCGCAGCATCGGCAGGGATGCGACGCT